CTCTTTTGATCATTAGATTTAAGTTCTGCTACTGATAGATTCCCTAGGGATTTACAAATGAGTTTGATTGGTCATATGTATAATATGACTTATGCAAAAGCATGAAGTAAACATCTAGGTTCAATTGAATTTGGTATCCCAACTAAAATTGGAAAAACCACTGAATATCTTAACGGAGTTAAGTACTCAACTGGTCAACCAATGGGAACTTATTCAAGTTGAATATCATTTACACTGGCCCATCATCTTGTAGTGCACTGATGTGCATTCCTAGAGGGACACAAGAAATTTAGTTTTAACCAATATATCATCTTAGGTGATGATATAGTTATTAAAAACGACAATGTTGCACGTCGTTATTTAAAAGTTATGACTAAATTAGGTGTTAACCTCTCGTTAACAAAAACACATGTTTCGAAAGATACATATGAGTTTGCTAAAAGATGAATTAAACAAGGGAAAGAGATATCAGGAATTCCTACCAAAGGAATTATTGAAAATATTAAAAATATAAATATAGTGTTTTTAATTCTATATGAATATTTTAAAATAAAGTCAAACCTATATCTTTCAAAAAGTAATTTGGTCGAGTCTATCATTTACCTTTATAAAGGTTTATATTTAATTAATAAGAAGGGTAGAAAATTAACCCCTATTAGACAATTAAATGGCCGTTATAAAGACTTAATGGACTTCAGTGCAATTTTAGACGTCATTTTCAATTTTGAAAATGATGAAAGGACTCGTAATATATTTACTAGAAACATTACTAGTGAAATATATATGATTCCCACTAAAGATAGTATTTCATCTGAATTAAAGATGATTCTATCTATAGGTTTGTCTAATATTTTAACTGAAAATGTAGGAAGAGTCTCAGCTTTTCAATTTAAATTGTTTGAACAATTTAATTGATTGGTTGATAACAGAAATGAGATGATTAATCATCCTATTTTTGTTGCTCTTTATAATTACCTCAACAATATCCAAATCAGAGCCAAAAAATGAAATGGTTCTGAGGAGATATCTGATCTAATTAACGACATGAATATCGTCGATATTGATAATACGTTTAATGAGAAGAAGGAGAAATATTCTTCAATTCTCACTATAAATAAATCATTAAATCAAGGATTCCGCCAGATCAACCAAACTGAGGAGATAATGTATGGAAGTGCCATTGGTACTTCTTCATTAACCCCAAAGGGTAAACAATTATGATTTTCTCGTTCAATTAATATTGAAGAGTTAAGAACAATTATGAACCAGGAATGAAAGGCGCCTCCTAAATTGAATAGTTGAGGAGACATGAAGTGATAGAAGAGTTAGAACAAATATAATCTAACTCGGGAACAACAATGAGAATTTATTGTTGTTGGGTTATTAC